TTCTAAACCAAACCCGCCAAGAACATCCATTCCAGATGATTCAAAGTTTTTAGGCGGCGCGTTATTTTGGCGCTGGTTAATCAACTCGCTTTGCTGCGTGGCAACCAACTTAGCTCTGTCGTCTTTACGATCTTCTTTATTATTTTCTTTACCCATTTGAGATCTTGTGTTCATTTCTGCTAGTTGCATGTTATAACTGAACTCCTCACCCATTAGTTGCTTTTTAATATTAGCTTCTTGCTGCAGTTGTTGTATGTTAAATTGCATTTTAGCTTGCTCTAACTGTATTTTTTGCTCTGTAAGAACTTGTTGTTTTTGAGTTTCCGCTAATGCTGTTTGCTGTGCTAATTGAGAATTTGCCTGGGCTTGAGCAGCAATATTAGCTTGCTGTGCCTCTTGATCACGCTTTGCTTTTTCAGCTTGCCTGACCTTTAAAAATTCATTAGCTGTTTTGATATTTGATATATTTCTAATATCAATAGCGTCGTCTAAGCCAATTAAACCTGCAGATAACGCGGTCTGTATATTGCTTTCTAATTTTGCTCTTTCTTCTTCGTCTGGCATTAAGTCTAAAAATATACCAAAGTCATGTATTTGCAACGTGGCTAATTCCTCTAAAGTACCAACATTATAAGTACTAATCGACTGCTTTAGCGATTGAGCTGTTAACGGATATGCTAACGCATCTGCTAGTCGCAAAGCAATATTTTCACACGTAGATAGCGTAATATATAATTGAGCCTGCAATATGTGTCTTGTGGCTGTGTTAGAATTTGCAGCTGCTATTTTTTGTAAACCAACCAGAGCGTTTTTATCAGGCGTACTTCCATCGCGCGCTTCATTTAACCCGGTCACGTCTCTAATCATTTGCAAATAATACTGATATGTTTGTATCAATGCTGATAATTTAGCCATTCCATTAGAAGACTGCAGTTCCTGTATAGGCACTTTCCCTCTGTTAATATCTCCGTCTTGGGTTAAAGACCTACCTACAATACTACCTGTTTGGAAATACATATTCAATGCTTCCGCTGGGTTATAGTTTGTGCCATTGCCAAGATCTACTTCAGCTAAACCATCAACATCCACGTAAACTCCATCGGGGACCATACGGGACATTACTTGCTGCATCTTTAAATGTGTTAGCTGTATCATATCAGCAAAGCCAGTTACTCTACTAACTAAAGAATCTATTCGCCCCTTGTACATTCTAGGTGCACAAATAGAATAATTCATTTTAACTTTAGTAGTGTCCGCAAACGGCCTAGTCATATTTTCGGCTAACTCCCATTTTAACATCTTGTTCTGGCCAAGAATTTTAGCACCACTGAATAAGACCTCTATAGTTCTACCTACTCTTTCAAAATTATCGTTTGGCGGTGGAGCAAAAGTGTCTGGTTTTTCTAAAGCTTTTTCTAAACCCGTGTCAGTTCTTTTTATTTTAAAAACCTGATCGTTGTAAGTTTTGTATTCAAAATATAATACATTAACTTGATCATCCGTGTTATCCCCTGCATAATTTCTTAAATAGTTGCCAGGCGAATTACCAAACTTTTGTATTTCTTGTAAGTCTTGATCGCTTAAATAAGGAAATTGCTTTTTAACTTCTGACAATGACAAAGTTTTAACTTCGCCAACATAATACAAATCTTCAAAATTTGGATCCTCAGTATAAGAATATACCAAACTAGCGGGATCAACATAATCAATTGTAATGCCTTCTGTTGGATTAAAATTTGTTTTTGTTGCGCCGATTCCTAATACAACTAAATCATATAAAACTCTTTTTCTAGATTGGTCGTATTTATTTTTATCTAATATAGTATCTATTGCTTGCTCTTCAGCTATTTCAACAGACTCTTTAAATTCTAACTGCATTTTAAGACCTAACTCTTTAACATCATTAGGTAAAGATTCAGGATCAGTAGAATACATATTAACACCTAGCGTGTCTTGCACGTTGTCTAAAAAGTCTTTAGCCATCATATCACGCATTATTCTTTCAGCGTAATTTGTTCTTTTCTTTAAAGACTCGGGATCTTGTGCAAATGCTTTTATCTCGTAAGATCTTTGGGACATCCCGTTAACAACAATATCTACAAATTTAGATATTACCGGAATTGGTTTCCAATCTAGGTTTAAATAAGATAAGTCTCCGTTAATTGCCAACTCATCTTTATACTTTTGTATAGACTGTTCACCCCTAGCGTAAAGCTTTAACCTGTGAAAATTTTGGTAGTTAGCCATAAACCTATCTCCGCCCGACCGTGTATTTCTAAACCATTCGTTTTCGATAGCTCTACCTACGGCTTCTCCATACTCTAAGCTTAGCTTTTCTGCAGCAGGTACCACCTGGTCAGGAAATGAACTATTGTAGTTAGTATATACCATTTATATTATTTTTGAACTATGTCCTTTATTATTGTACTTTTTAAAACTTAAAGTATGTGATGTTAATGTTCTTTCAGCCCTTGGGCTATATTTGTTTTTATTGCAAGCCATTATAGCTAAGCCCGAGCTAATAGAAGCATCAAACTTAGTTCTATTATTTATATTAAATTTACCCCAATCTTCTAGGGTCTTTTGAAAATACATTGCGCCATAAGATCCATCTTTCATTAAGCCAACATGGTCTTCTATGTAGGATTCAATAGCAGCTGCGTGTGCTTGTTTTATATCTTCACTTGAGTTAGGCATACCGCCTATTTCTCTTTCTGTAACCGAAAGTTTATTTAAAAGCTTATCAGGGCGATTCATTGAAAAACCCCTGTATCCTCTTCTTTTAAAATAGTAAAGCAATCGAGGCTTATTGTTTTCTGCTAATATAGGCATGCCGTAAAATACGCAAGCCATTAGTACGTCCTCAAAAAATATATCAGCCGTTTGTGGCCTTGATATATATTCTAAGAAAAAAGAATTAGCCGGCGCGTCTTCCATACTAAACTTTGTTAAACCGTGAAGCGCACCCTTCGATCCTTTCCCGTCAGTTGTTCCTGATATATCATAGCTATCACAACCAAACGCCCCCATGTGCTCATTACCTGGGTATTTAATACCATTCTTTAATATTACACGGTTTTGTTGGTTTTTATTTGGTATCCAAGATATTAAAAACCTACCGTCTTTATTTGGAGCAAACATTACTTTTGTGTCCTTTACACCGTTTTCCCAGTAAAAGCTTCCTCGCGTTATTACGCTTGTGTTTCTTAAATCTTCGTTATAATCTACTTGTTGATATATCTTAGTTAAATTAAACAAAGACTCCTTAGCTTCGTCTCTAAAAGCATGCTGCTCAGTTCTCGGAAATTGACGATAGTATTCGTTTAAACCGTCTTGATCATCTTTTAACCCATCAACTTCATTTTGCCAATGCTGTATTACTCCCTGATCTATTATATCCCCATGAGGCCCTTTAATTTCTTCCTCGGGTGTATCGAATACAGGTAGGCCATAAGAATCAATGAATCCTTCGTAGTTCCATTCCATAGGTATGAACAGACTATATAATCCCGAACTAGTCTGTCCGTTTCGGTTTCTTTTTGTAACATCTGAGGCATTGTATAATTTTTTAAAATTAGCGCCACCTTTATCTAGTGAGTTGCTTGTGGAGCCCATCATACACTTGCCTACAATTCTAGCCCCTAGCCTTAAACAAGTTTTAGTAACTCTCCAATTGTTTAGTATATTATCAGGTCTTTCCCATTTACCTGATTCATCGTGCACTAACAGTTTTAGCTTTTCACCGTCATAGCTATTATCCCCCGTGTTTTTCCAGTCAATAGTTGTATCTAATCCCTCAAGCTCTTCTGGGTTTTCCCCACTGTCAAGTTTTCTTCTGGTGAGCTTAGATGCTGGGATTCTGTACGCAAGCTCCGTCTTTGGCCTGTCCATACCGTCCTGTATCGGTTTGAAAAAGAATGGGTAGTGGACCGATATTGGTACGACCTTATCTGTGAACATTTTCTTAGCATCGGCTCCAGACTTAGACAGGATACCGTACCGTGCATCTGATGTAATTGTTGCCAAATTAACGGTTTCTGCCGAAGACATAAAAGAAAATCCGGAACGACGGTTTTTAAGGTAGCACATTCCGTAAGATCGTGGATCGGCTTTGCAAGCTTCCCAGAATATAAAGAATAATCTGTTTGATTCCCTAAACTCTGCTGCCCCAACATCAATTTTGGAGTGCTGCAAGTACATATAGTGAGTACCAGTAATGTAAGTAGCCACGCTCTTATTATAGAACCAAAACCCCTGCGATCTGCGATTAAATTCTTGATCAATGTAATCATAGTATTTATCTTTAAAATACTCGGGCCTTGTGTTCCACTCGAATACGCTTTTTATTTTGCTGAGCTCTTTAGGGTACTCAAGCTTTTCCCATTTATCTTTTTTAGAAGCATAAACGTTATCTTCTTTTGGCAGCGCAATTTTTAAATTTTGTATTTCGTATATTTCGCCTATTTGCCCCGTCTTGCTTATAACCACAACATCATAATCTTTGTTGTAGCCATACTGCCATTTTTTATAACGATTATTTTTTTTAATTACGCTCGGCTTAATATAGTCCGGTAAAATTTTATATAAACTTTGCTCGTACATTATTTAGATCTACCTTCCGCAAAACCTTTAAAAGACTTTGCCCGCGTTTCTTTATTAGCGCCATCAAGTAATGCCTGCTCCTCCTCGATTCTATTGAGTATTTCAAACGCATCAAATATAGCTAGCTTTTTAGTAGCGGCAGCGTTCTTTAATCTATCAGCTGATATATCGTCATCTGAGTCAACAATAGCTTCTTTAGCTACCTTAATTAATTCCTCAACCGCTCTGCGCCCAGCTTGGATTATATTCTTCTTCGTTTCCTTTACACTCATACTTAATTACAATATCATTTGATTTCATACAATATAAACGCTTATTATCTATTATAAACTCAAACTCACTGTAAGGCGTAAAGCCAACTAAGTCTCCTGGGCTTATTTTAAGCGCTTCTAACGCATTGTTTCCATATTTTAATATACCAACTAGGGGCTTCTCAAAATTAATTGAAAACATAGCGTCTTCTTTAATAGGGTTGACAAAACAATAATCTAAATGAGGTATCCATTTAT